AAACTGAAGGAGAGAAGAAAGAAACTGTTGTAGTGGAAACTGAAGGAGAGAAGAAAGAAACTGTTGTGGTGGAAACTCAAGGAGAGAAGAAAGAAACTGCTTCTTTATTTTTAAAAATTTACAAAAAAATTAAAATGCTAGTACCGTTTTTATAATTCAGAGCTGTATTATTTATTTTTATTTTTATATTTATATAACAAGTTATATAAATATGTATCAAGAAAAAACAAGTTATTCATTTTCAAAAAAAGAAACACATAGTTTATCTTTTGCATTTATACCTAGAACATATAGTTATGGAACTCTTCCGTATAAGTATTCAACTCCAATTTATATGTCTAAATATCCTACAATTAGCCCATCTAAATATCCTACAATTAGCCCATCTAAAATAGTAGTTACTAGATCTCCTTCTATACCAAATAATACTATTGAACCAAACCATAACCCTGATAACAATACCGTTATTAACGATGTTTTTATAATATCTATATCTTTTTCAGTGTTTTTTGTATTTATATTTGCAATTCTTTTATATAAATTCTATTATTTAAAACATAAAAAAAAAATTAGATTACAAAATTTATCTAGAAATAGAAATATTTCAATCGTTTTTGAGGACGATGATTTTGGATTAACATATAATGATTTACGTTATTAAATTTCAGAACGTCTAATTTTATCACGTATTAGCATTAATTCATCACAAACCTCCGGTTCTGTACCCTTGATAAAATGTGTTAGTTTAGCATCATTTGTAGCCAATAAAAGTTTTTTAAGTTCTTCGTTTTGTGTAAATTTTGCATATTGTGCGGCATACAATTCTTTTTTACTTCTCTGTCCGAAAAAATCAGAATCAACATTGACTTCTGTTGGTCGTAGCAAGTCGCCTTTAAATTTGCCGGTTTTGCTACCTGCTGCTTTTGCCATAGCAGGATCTTTTGATAAATCCGTTCCAGAATCTAGAGAGAAACTCAAATAAAAATCAGAATATCCTTTTTTAAATTTTGCTCCCTGATAATAATTCTCTACAGATGCCCACTGATGATTATCCAAACTGAATGGTTGTACCCAAAAATTTGCTAATTTCTTCCTCCATTGAGAAATGGTAGCTAATTCAGAAAATTCTTTTAATCGTTCATTTGATATTTTCTCTCCGTTCCCTTTTCCGGGAAGTGGTTTATCTACTGATTTTGAATAAAACTGGAATACAATATCATCATCATACAACCCTCTTAATTTGCTTTCACTGATATCATCATATTGAGCTTCTTTAATTACATTCTTTTTTAAGGTAGCTTTGAATTTTTGAAAATCAGGAATGATTGCAAAAGGGCCTGCATTTTTTTCCATACACTTTTCAGAAATTAGTTTTTTAATATCATATGGTATTTCAGTAAATTTAAAAATCATTTTCTTTTTATAACCAATTAATTTATAATGATTTCCTGTATGGTCGACTATAATATAAAATTCAGGTGTAAAACGTCCGCGTTGTTCTAAAATCGTATCATTTAGATGACCACACTGCAATACATTTTTTGTATCTCCTGCTTTATAATTTTCGCTAGACATTATAATAAACTTGATATTCAAAATTCTCTCTAATGTGGAAATTGCCCAAGTGTCTGCCCAAAAATCACATTTTTTTATTTTGCTTTTAAATGCATCTAATGTATCTACGCCTTTCATAAATTTATATTCTTTCAATATTTCTGCGGTAACCTTTTTTTCTTCAACAAGACGGTCGTGTTCCATCTTTACCTTTTTTGCTTCATTCGATATCATTTTTTGTTCATTTCTATCAATAACTTCAGTAAACCTTTGTTTTAATAATATGTATTGGCTTTCTAATTCTTTGATTTGGTTTGTATCTCTTATTAATGTAGAAGTATACATATCATATTGTTCTTTATATCCCAAAAATATATGTTCGTCTGCTTCACCGGACAATTTTTTTCGAAGTTTATTAACAGATGTTTGTTGTGCTATACTAGAAAATGCATCACGAACTGTTGCAAATAAACAGTCGCCTCCTCCTTCATTATCTACAATAATAAAATTTTTATTTTTCATTAATTTTTCTACCCAAGTATCTTTTGGAGATTCGTGATATTTCTCTCTAATATCTTTTGATTGAGTCTTGGTTTCTTCTTTAAGCAATGGAGGTAATGGCACGCCGCGAGTTAAAATAAAAATATCTTCTCTCTCTTTCGGAATTTCATAATATTCATTGTATTCTATTTCATCATCCTCATCATTAACTTCTTTTTCTTCATCTGAATCAGTTAATTCCCCTTCTTCCTTATGAACCCCCTCAATTCTTCTCAATGGAACATCTGGTTCTAATCGCAATTTATGTAAATATTCTTTTGTAACAAAGGAATATACAAGCGGTTCGTCCATTTTTTCAACATCAAGGTTGTTATAATCGTCCAAATAAGATAAGTAATCGGATGCTTTAATTTCATATACGCCAATTTGAACCACTTTATTGTTATGTTTAACTAAATAAATTGGAAAATATAATATGTTTTTATCTTCAAATGTATTTTTTGCATTTCCTATAGCAATAATAACATCTATTTCTTTTATTTCTAATTGGTATAAATTAGCTTCTGTTTTTAAATCTCCTGAATCGACACTTTTGAGTTCAGGATAACTAACATTTCTATCTATTTTTGATAATACCATTTATAATTTATTATAATATTTTTATATTTGATAAACACGTATATATTAAATATAAAAATTTTTCTTTGGAATATATGTTACCATAGTACATATTTTTTCATAAATTTATCGTTTTTAACTTCATTCATATAAAACCACATATTTTGTCTTTTAGATACAATGATACTATTTATTGGTTTTGACTCAAAATCCACTAAAAAATTAACTATTGTATCTTTATTACATTTATTTGATTTCAAATCTTTTGCAAAACCGTAATATTCAGCTATTAATAATAACTCTTTAACTGTATAATTTTCATTATAATGAAGTAGTTGAGAGATTCTATAATCATTACGAATCTCAACATTATCGAATTCTTTTAAGATATCGTTTATATAATTAATCTCGTTTTCGTGAATAGATTTTTCATCATAGTTATCGTCATCTATATCAAAAAAAAAATCAATATTTGATTTTATAGGAGTTGATTCTTTATCATTAACAGACATTATTTGTATTATTACTATTTTATTTTTAATAATGTATTTAAATTATATTTATTTTCATAATATTCATAATATTTATTTTCATAATATATTTTTGTTTTTTACATATCAATCAAATCCATAAACTTGAACAATGATTTATTAGTCAAACTTTTATAATCCTTAACTTTACTTTTCGCTATTTTTTCTATAATTGCAGAAATTGTAAAACCTTCAATTAATTCGTAGTCTTCGCCATCATCCTCTTCATATAACTCTTTCTTATAAAGAATTGCGACTATTTCTGACAATTCATCTACTTCATTTTTTTTATTGTCCTGCATAATAAAATTATACATTTGTTCTAGAAGATTTCTAGTAATTTCAACAATTTTATTCTTAGAAATGATACCATTAAACATCAAATTCAAGTAAAAGCTTGCCAATGCCTTTCTTTTTTCATTTATTTTGTTAATTTCACAAAATTTATCATAATCAGTATTCGGGTCAACGTATTCAATAATATTGAATAACCCGATAAACTTTTCAAAATTATTTTCAAATGTAATCTTCAAAACTTCATATTTTATTGTCAATTCAGAATATAAATCAGCGTACATCTTTGAATAAAATCGGTTGTTTGAAGCTATATCAAATATAATAGAACTAATACGACACATATCTTCATCTGAAATACCTTCTTGTATTTTATTATCAATAAACACTAAAATCTTTGAAACTATATCTGTATAATTTTTATCTGTTAACTTATTCAAATAATCTCTAATAATATTTATCTGTAAATCAACTCCAACTTTTTCTGCAATTTTTGTTGGCTGAAAAGACCTTATTGATTCCCAAGCCTCATCACTAATAATTTCATTAGATTTATTACGCCTACTTTTTTTGTAATTTTCTTTTTGTAAAAAATCGTCTTTAATTGTATTTGGCTTTTTTGAAAATACTGGTGTTCTAACATAATCAGGGGAGCCAACCTTAGATGACAGACTTGATATTAATTCAAGAGTTGATTCTGGTAATTTATAATCAAACCCCTCAAAAAGAATTGAGTTAAAATTATCAAGAGTATATCTCATCGTTTTAGTTGCCATTCTGTTATATATTATACTTAATAATTCTACATTTATATCAATTTTTTTAAATATTAAAACACGTAAATACACTTAAATACATTTGATTATAATATAGTATATGACAACAACAGATTTAAATAATATTGAACAACAAATATCTGGAGACCCTTCCACTTTTTATAATATAGACTCTTGGGATGATTTAGATTTAAAGCCCTCTTTATTGAGAGGTATTTTTTCATATGGTTATGAAAGCCCTAGCCCTATTCAAAAAAAAGCAATAAAACCTATTATTTTAGGTAAAGATGTAGTAGTACAAGCACAATCTGGAACAGGTAAAACTGCGACATTTACTATTGGAGCTCTATCAAATGTAGATATAAATAACATATCTACTCAGGTTTTAGTATTGTCCCCTACTAAAGAATTAACTAATCAAACAGCAAAGGTTTTTGAAAGTTTATCTTGTATGATGGATGGAATAAAAGTGCAAAGATTATATGGCGGTTCTTTTGTTGAAGAAGGAAGCACCTTTTCAAATAAAAATGTACCTCACATTATTTGTGGTTGTCCTGGACGTGTTTTTGATATGATTCGACGTAATAAAATAGATAGTCAAAAAATAAAGTTGGTTATTCTCGATGAAGCAGATGAAATGTTGTCATCAGGATTTAAGGAGCAAGTATATAATATATTTCAATATCTTAATAATGATATACAAGTAGTACTAGTGAGCGCAACATTACCCGAAAGTATATATAAAATAGTAGAAAAAATTATGAGGGATCCTGTAAAGATTTCTGTCAAACGCGAAATGCTAACTTTAGAAGGAATTAAGCAGTATTATATTGCAGTCGACGACGACCGCCAAAAATATTTGACTCTAAAAGAACTATTTGCGTATTTTTCTATTGCGCAATCTATTATATATTGTAACAGTGTTAAACGTGTACAAGATTTATACGAAGCTATGAAAGAAGACGGGTTCCCTGTTTGTCGCATTCATAGTAATATGGAAAAACCAGAAAGAGAATCTGAGTTTAACAATTTTACAACTGGGAATTCTCGTGTATTAATTTCATCAAATATAACCGCAAGAGGGATTGATGTTCAACAAGTTAGTATTGTTATTAATTTCGATTTACCGAAATGTGTTAACACCTATCTACATAGAATCGGTAGAAGTGGTAGATGGGGAAGAAAGGGTGTTGGGATTAATTTTATTACCCGCAGGGATATTGTCAAAATGAAAGAAATTGAGTCGCACTATTCTACAGAGATAAGTGAGATGCCTGCGGACCTTGTTTTTTTATCAAATTGTTAAAAATAATACAAATAATATAAACTAACTAATTCATTAACATACTACAAAATCATTCGTAAAAATGTTTCATTATATTTCTATTAGCATTTTAAATATAATGTCTTCACAAGAAAATAGTATAATTTATAAAGTTAACGATTTTTTTAAGGTTCCTATTTATTATAATAATCATAAAGTTGAACTAAAAAACCACATTATAGATGATTTAGAGTTAATATCTACACTGGACACATCGTGTAATCCATTATATTATTATTACTTTAATAACACGAATGATGTATCAAAAAAAATAACACAACAAATCTCTAGTTATTATACAACAGACACGTCTTTTTTAAAAGATACCCAACATCTGTTGAAAAAATATAAAAAACCGGATGTTAAATATACCGATATATCTCCTAATTATAAAAATATTATTGATATATGGAATGAATTGAAGATTGAAACAGGGTTTAAAGAAAAATATTACTACGTCGATTGGGAAGCTATCGGTTTTTTAAATAAATCAGAATTATTCTTACAGTTTATTAGTATTTATAATTTATTTTCCCCAATATTATCTTTGATGATTCCAATACTTATTTTAATTATCCCTTTCTTTATTCTAAAAATAAAAGGAATACAACTAAGCGTTACCGAATATATAAAGGTATTGAAAACGGTTGCCCAAACAAACGCATTAGGTAAATTATTTACAGTAGATTTTTCAGAAATAAATGCACAGGAAAAAATATATATATTTATATCAGCCGCGTTTTATTTGTTTTCAATTTATCAAAATGTTATGGTTTGTGTGAGGTTCAATAATAATATGAAAATCATTCATAATCACTTTAAGGATATTTCGGTTTATTTAGATAATACAATTACATCAATGGAGAATTTCATTGATTATGCAGGTGAATTGCAAAGTTATCAACATTTTAATACAGAAATGCAAGTTAAAATTACCATTCTAAAAAAGATTCAAAGTAACATTAAATCTATAAGCGAATACAGTTCATATAATATTGGTAAAATTAAAGAGATAGGTAAAATATTAAAATACTTTTATGAATTACATATGGATACGGAGTATGAAACGGCGATAATGTATTCTATTGGCTTCAATGGGTATATAGATTGTATAGAAGGGTTACAAAAAAATATCTTTGAGAGAAAAATAAATAGTGCTGTATTTATTAAAAATAGCAAAAAAACTGTATTTGAAAAAAGTTATTATGCAGCTAATTTAGGAAATGTTCATACTAATATTAATACTAATAGTACTACAAGTCCAGTAAAAAACACCATTAAATTAAAGAAAAATATCATTCTAACAGGTCCAAATGCTTCTGGAAAAACAACTATTTTAAAATCAACATTAATTAATATTATATTTACACAGCAATTCGGATATGGGTTTTATGAAAAAGCAAAACTTGCACCTTTTAAATATATTCATTGTTATTTAAATATTCCAGACACTTCTGGGAGGGATAGTTTATTTCAAGCAGAGGCAAGACGGTGTAAGGATATATTAGATATTGTTGGTGAAAACCCGGATGATACACACTTTTGTGCATTTGATGAATTGTACTCTGGTACAAATCCAGAAGAAGCTGAAACAAGTGCTACTTCTTTTATGATGTATTTAACAAAATATAAAAATGTATCTATTTTACTGACAACCCATTTTATCAAAGTTTGTAAAAAATTAGACAAAATGCGTGGTATTCAAAATTGTAAAATGTATACAGAAAAAGAGGAAAATAACAAAAATAAAAACAGAATCAAATATACATACAAATTACAAAAAGGTATTTCTGAAATTAAAGGAGGTATTAGTGTATTAACAGAAATGAATTATCCAAAAGAAATTATCGATTGTGTAATGTAATAATGTTTTTTCAAGACCTTAATCCATAGATAAATAATAACAAAAATGAAAAATAACAAAAATGAAAAATATAAAATATGAAAAATTTATAAAGTAAATTAAAAATATAACAAATATTTAGTAAATGCAATTATTTCTATTATACTTACTTTATTACGATTTTTTTTATTATTTTTTGCATCGTTTACTGCATACAAAGGAGTTATATCCTATCCATAGAATTCACCATCAAAAATATATTCCAAGTTATTATGATTATTATACAATTCATATAGTAGAAATACCTCTTACAAGCGCGGGTTTACTTCTAGCAATGTATTTCCATAAAGTACATATTTACCAATTATTGTCTTGTATCATTTTTATAAATATACGAGGTATAATGGCACACGATGCGCGTTTTATTTGTTTAGTAGGAGACCATCATTTACTTCATCATAAGTATTTTAAATGCAATTATGGTGAATATTGGTTAGACTATATTTTCAATACAAACCATACAAATAGAGATATCAAGGAAGAATAACGCGAATAAATATAAAATAATATTAAATAATAAAATTCGTTAGGTATTTAATTAATTTATATAATCTTTTTGTAATAAAATGATATCATTTGCTGATTTATTAAATCCTACTTTTTTAATGTTTTTAGGTATATTATTATTATCAATAGCAATTCTTGTCGTATATTTTGAAAGTAAAGCGAGAGAACAAAATCACAAAATCGCGTCGATGTTAAGCATTGTTTCAACTTTAGCAGAAGACATTAATGGAATAAAATTTGGGTTAAATCATTTAGCGGTTTCTAGGGGAGGTTCTTTTGAGCCTTCATCTTTTGAAGATAAAAATATATCTCTTGTTAAGAGTGATGAAAGAGGTCCTTCATTAATACCCGTTTCTGATGATGATTCTGATTCAGGGTCTGATGATGTTTCTGAAAGTGAAACTGAAGATTCTGTTTTAGAATCTGATGCGGAAACCGTATCGGATGAGGAGGTTGATGAAATAGAAATGCTAGAAGAAAGGGACCCTAATGTTAGTGATATTAAAGTATTGAAATTAAATATTGGTAGTGAATCAAGTAAGATAGAAATTAATGATAGTAATGTTATTGACGAATATTATAATTTAGACAATTCAGATGATAACTCATACACATCTGAATTTAATAGTGATCCGAATGATTTGGTAGAAGATATTCAATCTAGTATTCATTTAGAAGAAATAGAGCAAGAGATACAACGTGAGGAGTCCGTTAATCAGTTGGATATCCATACATCCGAGTTAAAAACTATTAATATACATTTAGAAGATGTAAATTATGAAAATGTTGACTATAAAAAAATGTCTTTACCTAAATTAAAAAGTATTGTTATGGAAAAAGGATTGACGGACGATTCTTCTAAATTAAAGAAAAATGAACTGCTTAAATTGCTTGGAGTAGAATAAATTTTATATTATCATTATATAAATGAGTTGGGGTGTATGTTACAGTGGTTCTAACAATACGAATTTCAATTTTCCACCAATTATGAATGATGGAAGAAATTACTCCAGTTGGCAACCTGAAGCAGCCGTGAATGAGAGAATTCAGCAAAAAGAAGGTATTCAATCCAATTGGAATTATAGACAATATTTACAGAATAACGCGTCGCAAATTATGAATTATAACACAAACGAATCTTGTTACGAATTAGGTCTTGACCCGCACGTGAAAACCGATAGAACTCCTTCTGACAATGTTCCTTATAAGTTTAAGGGAGTATTTGACACAAGTAAACCTGGATATGGTTACAATAATAGCGATTTAAAGAACCCGTATTTAACTAGAGAACAGTTAAATGCTAGGTTAATTTCTCCATCTATAAATCCAGCCAATTTTTAGATTTCTGTAAATTAAATATTATTTTTGTAATATTTAATTTTCTCTATTTTTATTTTTATCTGTTTTTCATTCTATTATTATTCTATTCAATTAATGTCATACCAGACAATTCTTTCATATATCTTTTGCTGCAAGTCTCGACCAATAATCCATTGGCATAAATACCATAATTCTTAAAATAATAGTCGTTTTCCAACGCCAAATGATAAATAGTATAAGTTCCTGGTTTATCGTAAACGGTTGTTCTACTATCGACACAAGCAGGCAATCGATATTTATTTCCAGTGACATAAATATCACCGTTAACATCCAAAGTTTGTTGTCTTTGTTTATCAGATGTAAAATCATCGATTAAAATGCAATGACATCCAGTCAAAATTAAATCCTCAAAAACTTCCGGATACTTATCTTGGGAACACTTATAAAGTTGAGCCTTTATACGTTCTTGTTGGTTTGGATGATAAATATCACGCTTTCCAATCATATCGATAGCTTTGTAATCATTCATTACAGTTTTTATTAAATCGCCTTTTCTCAATTTTTCAATAGGAACATACCCTCTATTGGTAAGAATTTTTGAACCTTCTTTAAAGCAAGGATAACTAGACCCTCCGAGAGTATTAATAGTTCCTGAATTATAATTAACAGTAAGAGTTACTTTTCCTAATGTCTTAGGTGTATAAGGTTCATCCAAAAAAGGATCCACTATATTAGTTGAAACATTGCTTGTACCTGGATCTGTTGGTAGCGCAGGTTCACCTGCCGGAGTGTTTGTGATAGTCTTATCACCATCACTAGTATATGTTTCACTAAAAGATAATGTCTGTGTATAATTATTTATAGTCAATGTTGAGCCATTACTCATTAAAGGGAATGTTGCCTTACTACTTTTACTAAAAGTAAGCGCGGCGCTCGTACGCAAAGTACTACCATTTGTAAAAATAATATCTATAGCTTGATTTAGAGGATATGAAAAGAAAAAACATTGATTTCCAAATGTTATTATATTACTACTATTATTTATAGTTACTCTAGTTACATCAGGCAACGAAGCGAAAAAATAATCACCAATATTAGTAACTGTATTGGGAATAATAATAATAGTTATGGTAGACCCACTTGCGTAAAATACACCTCCCGTACTTTCTCTTCCTGGGTTACTATTTGATGAATAATAATTACCTGTAACATAATCTATATTCGTTACTGAATTCCCCCCTAATATTGAAGGAATCTCTAGAGTTTGACTTACGCCTGTCCCCATACTAATAGCGATAATTCGTGCAGTATTATTAACAGTAACATAGTAAAATGTATTTCCATTTATAATACTATTAGAAGTTGTACCAGTTGGTGCAGTAAATGAAGTAGAACCTCCAGGCATTTAAATATATAAATGTACAACATTTTATTTTTAAGTTTGTTTTATTTTTATTACTAAATATATAGTAAAAAAATATAATAGTAATATTTTATACTTTAATAATATAAATGAAGGTATTAAGTATTGATGTAGGAATTAAAAATTTAGCATTTTGTCTCTTTGATAGGTGTATTACATCTACACATTTTCACATAAAAAAATGGGACATTGTAGACATTTCTGAAAAAGAAGATATGAGTAAATGTTGTTTTATAGAAAAAAATATTATATGTAACAAACCTGCTAAATTTAAAACAAATAATGAGTTTTATTGCTTAAAACATTCAAAGAAACAAGATTTGCAAATTCCTACATTGGAACAAAAACCTGAATTTATTAACAAACAAAAAATCCAAAAATTATATGAAATAGCAGTCGGTCATAACATTAAATATGAAGCAAAAATAAAAAAACTAGATTTAGCTACATTAATTAATGAGTATATTCATAAAAATTATTTCCAGCCTATTGAAAGCAAAAATGCGTCGGACGTTGATTTATACAATATTGGATCAAATATTAAAACAAAATTTAATAAATTATTCGAAGAAGAAAATGAAATCGAATATGTCATTATTGAAAACCAGATTAGTCCCATCGCAACCAGAATGAAAACAATACAAGGAATGATTGTACAATATTTTATAATGTCAAATATAAATGTTAAACACATTGAATTTATATCCGCTTCAAATAAATTAAAAGATCTTCTACCAAATGATAAGACAAATAAAACAAATAAAACCACTTATGGTGAAAGAAAAAAATTAGGCATCTCAAAGTGTTTAGAATTAATAACCAATGATTTTCGTTTTAAAGAACATATTGCCTATTTTAATCAACATAAGAAAAAAGATGACTTGTCTGATTCCTTTTTGCAAGGTATTTGGTTTATTAATAATAAAAAATTAGAATAAACTATCATATTTATAATATAATTTAGAAAATTTAACCAAAAATAAAGAGTAAAATTTAGATAAATCCAAAAACAATTTTGAAAATAAATAATTTACAATTCGTAAGACTTAAAATTATATGTTCTATTAAATGAATAGATATAATGGCAGACATAATGGATATTAATGATCTTGATTTTAACGATACCGGATTTGGAAGTTCCAGTAATTTTGGCGGAGGTCTAGAATTATTAATGAACGATAAGAGCAAAGACGGAGGTAGGATGAGTAGTGATATTGATTTAGAAGATTTGAACAATTTAGAAAATGAGTTGAACGATTTAGTCGAAGATATACCAACCAGTAGTTTTAAACCTCGTTCTGACTTTTTTAATAAACCAAGCGTGTCATTTGATGAGCCTCCTTCTGTTAAATTAGGTGGTTTCAGTTATGATGCAAATAATCTAGGACAATCCACCGCACAAACTGAAAATGACAATAAAACCTGGGATGGTTATGGCAAATTTAACAACGTACCTTTAAATCCAGATAAGAACGCACCTATGGAGCCAAAATTGTCCAAGGAAGAAATGTTGAGAGAAAAATTTAAATATTTAAGAAAGCTGGAAGCTTTGGAAAAGAAGGGTATTGAACTATCCAAAAAATACAATATGGAATCGTCACTCCAAGAAATGATGGGAGAATATGAAACAATTATGGAGGAAAAATCGAAACAAAATTCCGTTAAATTTCAAGGGAATATGCTTATGGCAGTGATTAATGGCATTGAGTTTTTAAATGGTAAGTTTGATCCATTTGACGTAAAGTTAGATGGTTGGAGCGAGCAAATACAAGAAAACATTAATGACTATGACGATATATTTGGGGAGTTGCACGAAAAATACAAGAGTAAGGCCTCTATGGCGCCTGAGCTCAAGTTGCTTTTCCAACTTGGAGGAAGTGCAATGATGGTCCATATGACAAACACTATGTTTAAAAGTGCAATGCCTGGTATGGATGATATTTTGCGTCAAAACCCAGACTTGATGCGTTCCTTTCAAAGTGCGGCAGTGAACACGATGGCAGGTTCCAACCCAGGTTTTTCTGGATTTATGAGCGGTATTATGAATGATTCTGGAAGACCAGCCAATAATAATGTCGGTGGTCCACCTCCACCAATGGCAACGCAAGGTCCAAATGCGGTTCCACCTCCATACGGAAGAGCTGGTAATAATAATTATGCTAGACCTGATTTGAATATGAGCCGTAGTAACTTTACGGATGATGGTATCAGCCTTCGCGAAAATTTTGAGAGACCCGACTTTCAAGATAGAACCAGTAGTAGAAGACTGCCGTCTGGAACCCGTCCTGAAATGAAGGGTCCAGGAGATATTTCCGATATTCTCTCTGGGTTAAAAACAAAGACTATTAATATTCAAGAACCCAGTATGCAAAACTCTTCTCCATTAAATATTCATCAGAATGATAGTAGTACGATTAGTATTAGTGATTTGAAGGATTTACAATCAGAAGGAAATATGCCAAAGCGCAGTGGTCGCCGTAAGAAGTCGGCGAGTAATACCGTTTCATTGGACATATAGATGAGACGCCTTTGGGAAAGGTTCCATATGAGTGAAATGACGAACCAACCTCTAATAACAGTTAGAAAAAACTGTTTTTTGAAAAAGTGATAATAGGTTAATCATTATAAAAAATATTTTCAAAATAGCAATATATTCATATTTTACTAAAAATACAATATGAATTTAAAAATATCCATAAAAAGGAATATAACTATACCAATATGGATATTGATAATAATAATAATAATTATCATAAATATATAAAGGGTTAACACCTAAAGTGACGCCTCCATAACCCAATCTTCTTCCTCCATAATAACTGTTTCCACCTTTTTTTCCGTGTCCAAAATGTCCTCCACCGCTATGTCCTCTACTCCCGTGTCCTTCAATAATTGTTATACCTGATAAAAGTCGAAGAATAATAAAACATATCAAAAATAAAAACGCGCATAATAACCAACGCTTAAAATTTCCCATATAAATTTATACAGAATTTAATATTTTGTGTTTCGTAATATAGTTATATTATTTTTCCAATATATTTTTTTTAACGAATAATTTAAAAAATATTTATGAAAAATAACAGGGATATATTTGCAAACAGGGATAATTTCGCCATTAATCGATTTATTATCTAAGTATTTTTTGGCTAATGATATATTTGAGAAAGTATAACACTTAAATCCATTTATGTAATGATTTTCTTTTTTGTTCTCAATACACAAATATACAATTTTATACCAAGATTTATTTCCGTTGGTTGGATTAGGTATATCAATATGATTGTTATATAATAAAGCAACCTCCGATAAACAAGCCATTATATATTTTATTGCAGGTAAATTTTATATAGTTTTTTGATATACTTTTCTCAAAAGTATATAACATATTTTTTGCTATACTTTTCTCAAAAGTATATAACATATTTTTTGCTATACTTTTCTCAAAAGTATATAACAT